ATTGCCACGATATTCTAATCTCACTTACTCACCTTCAGCACTTGGGTTGTCATCGGGATTGGGGTTCTGTGCCTCCTCAGTGGGGACAGAGAAGCCCTTGATCTCACAGATGCCATGCTTGATGAGGTCATTGACCCTTGCAACGTCCTCAGTGGTGAGAACGTCACCCTTGGCAAGCACCTTATTGGTGACCTTGTCCCTCATGCCTACAGCGGATGTCACAATGAGGGTGACAAGCACCCTCAGAGTGGCAGAATTGTTTTTCTTAGTTGCCATATCCTTGACTCTTTAGTTATTATCCTTCGGGGGTCTCAGAGATAGCGTCATACTCAGCCTTGGTGATGTAGGGGACAAGGTCTCCGTTGTCATCCTTGGCGGTGACGGTCTTTTCAGTGATGCCACGGACTTGCATCGAAATGCAGCCGTTGATCTCAGTGATGATAGGGATCAAGCGACCCGAACCCTGGGTGATTTCGGCTGCTGCCTGATTGGTGGAGTCACCAGTAGTCCACTTGGCGATACGGATGCCGTTACCTGCGTCCATATAGTCCACGTTCTTCTCCTCCATGAGGGCATTGTCCTCAATGGCTGGCTGAATCTCACCAATCTTGCCCGATGGCTTGATGGCAATGAAGTTGTGGTTCCACGGCTCAAGAGGCTTGCGCTTACCGTCCTTGTCCATACCCATCTTTCGGGTGATGACCGTGATGGATGGAACTTGGTTGTCAACGAGTGCTGCGTTGAGCTGCTCAACTGTGACGGTGGTGTCCTTCTTGTCTGTGCCGTGGACAAGCAGACGAGTGTCTGCGTTCATCCTCAACCAGTAGTAAAGGTCTTGCGTCATCAGTATCTCACCGGGGTCAATGCCACGGTTGCGGAGGTCAGCGCACAACTGACCGAGAGCGAGGATAGGATGGATCTTGCCCGACTTGATGTTGTCAGTAGACCAGTTGTAGACGGAAACCAGTTTGTTGGCAGCGTCCATCTGATAGTCCACCTCAAAGACACGTCCACCGGGGTTGTTGATATCAGGCTTGAACTGAGCGACACCCCAGTTGGAAAGAGCCTGAAGGATGATGAAGTCCTGAGTGTCCTTGACACCGAGGTATGCGTCTTGCATATCACTCCTCAGAGTCTTTTCGATGGCTTTCACCTTGTCAGCCTCAGTGATGTGGGGGTTCTCATAGACCTCCTGGAGCTTACGATAGGTGCGAGCTGGCATGGGGAACTTGTGACCGAAACGAGGGATCTCCTTCGTCCAAATGTCGAAACCGTCCGAGCGTCTCAGTGGGGTGGGTGCCTCATCTCCAATCAGCGTTGCCATGAAACGGAGATGGTACTTGCCCATGATGCCCTCTGCGGTCAGCGACATCTGAGGTGTGTTGAAGTCGAACCAATCGTCACAGTACATTTTCTGAAAGAGGGTGACCTCCTTCTCAGTGGCTTTGTCGAAGGTCTTGCGCCATGTAGCGAGGAAGTCAACTGGCTTGCCCTGCTTGTGCAGACCGACAAAATTGTTATAAATTGATGCCATAACTTATACTGTTTATTAGTTGTTAGTGATGCTCACCCTTGGCTTAGTAGCTTTGGGAGAGTTTAACGTGTACGTTGGCAGAGAGGTAGAGACCACCTTCTGCCTTCTGAGAGTCGGGGATAGCCGGAACTCTCCTTGCCAGGAGAGCACCGCCTCCAGTGTCAGCGGTCACGTCAATGCCAGTCTCAGCGTCCGACACGAAGGTATCAGAGATGGTGACTGCATTGGCTTTGCCCAGTTCCTTGCCGTCCTTGACTGCCTCAAGGATGTCATCTGCTGCCAAGCCAGTGATGGCTTTGTCGAGCGTGACAACATACTTGGAGTCCGTCTTGGTGATCTTGGTGATGGTGGCGGTGGTGGCAGGAGTGCCAGCCTTTGCCACGGTGTCACCAACGGCAAAGATGGGTGCGAAGAACTCATCAACAAGAAGGGTCACCTGGGTAGAGTCCACGGACACAACCTTGGCGGTCTTGATGATGTTCACGAGTCGGGTCTGCTCATCGAAAATGGCAAGAGAACCAGCAGGGATGATGTCACCCATGTTGTAGTTCTGTGATGCCACGTCCAAGTTGAACCCACCCGGTACGATGAACGGAGGCACGGTGAAAATCGGTCTCTGTCCAGTAAGGGAAGCCTTGTTCGTTTTCATCTTTGTTGTTATTTAACGGTTACACTATCAAGCAGTTCATCTGCTGCCTCATCGATCTGAGCATCAGACGCTGCCTTGTTGCCACTCTCCTCAGGTGCGAGTCCCTCAGTGATGAAATCTTGCTTGAAGCCCTTGACCGTTTCCTCAATGTCTGCGTCATCGGGGATGGCTTTTGCCAGTGCTGCCCTGAACTTCTTGGGGATTTTGTGCGTCTCCATAGCCTTTGAGATCAGAGCGGAACGGTCATCGTTCTTCTTCTGCTTGTCAAGGTTGTCGAAACGCTCAGTCAGACCATTGACTGCCTTCAGCAATGCCTCATAGCGAGGGTCATCAGACTGTTCACCGTCCTTGCGAGGTTTCTTCTTGGTCTTGTCATCGTCATCATCGTCACCCTCATGGGTGTCGGTGTCCTTTGGCTTGACCAGTCCCTCCTTCGCTTTGTTAGCCCACCGTGTTGCCTCTGACTGACTTGCTTTAGCCACTTCAGCCACAAGGTTTGCCTGACTTGTGATAGCCTCCTCATCAGTCGAATCATCCTTGATGCTGCCACCCAGCTTGTCGGTTATCGCCTCAAGGTATTTCTCTGATAGCCCAGTGTCTTTGCACAAGGCTTTCACTTTTTGGAATAGTGCTTTGTTCATGAATTGTTTTGTTTGAAATCCAACTGCAAATATAGAAAATATTTCTAATAGAAACCGACTTTTATCTGAAAAATTTCTATTTTTTTTGCTTCCATATAGTTATGACTATCAGTTAGTTAGAAAATATTTCTAAATTTACCTCAAAATTTTCTCTAAAACGCTTGTTTTATTCAGTAAAACTCACTATCTTTGCAATGTGTTCAGGGAACACACCAATTTAATGCAAACAATTTAATTACATCGATTATGGAAAAGTCAAATTTGAAATCAAAGAGAACGGTGATAGTCTCGCTCAACATCAACTCTTGCCTCTCTGATGAGGTCATCAAGAGCCTTGGCGCAACAGAGCTGATGCCAAACGTGTGGGTGACATCCAAGTCTGTAGAGGCTACAAAGAACACCGTGTTCGGTGTGGGCTACAATATGTGGGACTTGCTCGTTTGCAAGGCTGACAAGCAGAACTGGGACTTCCTGGCAGAGAACTGGCAGTACAACATCAACGTAAGGGAGGCAATGCTATGAGACTCAAGAATGGGCAGATGTGCGCCACCAAGACAAGCAAGGTGGTTGAGCGTCTGTACTGCCCAAAAGGTCAGGAACACTATTTCCAAAGGACTTTATTCAGCGACTTATGGTAGTGGACAATTTTGAGATATGCAACTCAGAGTTCGGGTACATCGTGGAAGCCCACATTGAGGATGACAACGGCATGAGGTACTGGGTGCCACTGAGGAACTTCGGGCAGAGGCAGAGTGACGCAATGGACTTCTGCCACCATGACTGCCCACGGCTCAGTGAGACATCCATCAAGAGCCTTGCCAGGAACTTTGACAGAGACGTGACCTATAAGAGGATCAACGAAAGGATATTTATTCGCATTCATGAACAATAAAACGCTTTGTTATGACGGAAAAAGACTGCATTGAGGTGCTGAAGAAGCACGGTTTCAAGAGGACACCACAAGGTGTTCTCTTTCGGTTCGTCCAAGAGAGTGGCTTCCTCAAGATAAGGCTCACCCACATTGCCTATGGCATTGAGTTGCGTATGAGGGTAGGTGGCAGAGGTGACCAAGAGCCATTGAGGGTGACAGAAACCATCCGGCTCTGTGAGTTTGAGGATGGGAAAGACCTCATTGACTGGATTTCGGGCAAATATGCCCATGCTTACAATCAGGTAATCAGAAATGAGATCGACAACAAGTAACATCAAGAGGCTCATCGGCTATGTCAAGTCCAAGTGCAAGCCACTGGCAAAGGTGGTCAAGCGCAAGGGGTGGCATAGAACCAGGAGCCGACTATTCAAATAACGTGCGTATGGTAATCAACAAGGGACAAGCAAGGATTGTAAGGGCTTTGCTCAATTTCACCCTCCACTACCATCCCAATGATGCGGTGTACCTTTGCCCGGTCTGTGGATACATCGTTTTCGGTGGGACAGAGTGTTGGCGGTGCAACCATCTACTGGCAGCGGAGGATGACGTGACAGATGACATTGTAGAACTTCAAAGACAAATGGAATGAAAAAGGTAATCAACAAAATCATGAGCTGCCTTGGCCATGTGTCAAAGGCAGAGGTTATCAGCAAGAGCGACATGATAGCCCAAAACAGTGCGCTCACTTCGGTAAAGAAAATCTCTGTGCATGACAGGGTAAAGCGAGGTGCGCTCAGAGTCGGTGCGTCTGATGAGCAAGCAGACTATGAGGGCAGACTGGCAGTGGAGTGGATGGTCTATGGTTTCAACCTTGGTGTAATGAGCCATTGCACTTGGCTTGAGGCTTGTCTGAATGAGAAGAAAGGAGGCAAGGCATGAACACACCCATGATCATGCAACAGATGGCTGCAATGCAAGACCAAGAGTTCGTTCAGAAACTCATGCAACCATTAGTCTCAGAGCACACGCTGACCAGTGCGCCCAAAGCACCAGTGGTCAACTATCCAATCCTCACAAGCAGACCAAAGCAAGCAAGTTGCGAGGTGACCCTTCCTGAGATGATAGGTGTGTTCGGTGTACAGAGAGCCATAAAGATTGCCTATATACCCCTTGTGATTGCGGAGGTGGGCTTGAACTTTGCCTTGCAAGTATGTGACCAGTGCGCTGCCATGAGACTGCCTCACGTTAAGAAAACACGGTCAGTGCGTGAGTGCGCCAAGCACTACCTCACGGACATTGTAGGCACAGAGTGCAATGCCCTGATAGAGTCCCTCAGAAATCAGACCGACCAGTTCTATGAGCACCACGCATACAACTATACCACTCTGTGGTATGTCATCAACATGGAGGTCATGAAACGCTATCCTAAACTGAGCGGTGACTATACCGCCATGCTCACCAACCTCTATATGTCGCTTGCCATGCTTGGCTTCAGCAAGTTCTATGACCAAGAGTGCGCCAAGGAAATCAGAGAGAAACTGAAGAAATCCTACTGGGTCAGCGAGGACAAGAACCTCCTTGAGGTGCGCAAGCAGCTCACCGCCATAGCAGAGGGCTATGACGTGCCACTGGACACCATGCTCATCAGCCGTGGTATCAAAATTATCGGCATAGCAGCGGACTCGATGATTGTTGAGGTAGAAGGGAAGGAGGCAGACCATGAGCCGTGACCGTAAGATAATATGGGTGCACCTCTCAGAGCCGTTTGCCGGATGCCAAGACTATTTCTTTGGCTCTGTGAGTGCCATCTATGACGTGCTGCCACCATCGGTGGTGGGTTGCACGGTCAAGAGCCTATGGGGTAGGTTTCGGGATGACAAGTACCACTCACGGAGGGCTACCATCACAAGAACGACAATGCACTCAAAGCGCACATTGAGGGGTGTGCGCAGATGGGATGCAAAGGGGGCTACCATATAGCTGATGTCAGCAAGAAGGTAGCCCCCATCGTTTTGCTTGCTTCAGCAAGACGTTCAAAGCAAAGAGGATGCCTAACCCTTGGCAAGGGGCTTGGCACCCTTGAATGTGAAAACACCCCCTTTCTCTATAAAGTTGTCCTTTATGAAATACGGCAATGTGCCACGTTGCTTTGCTTCGATGTATCTGTCATTATTCTCAGCGAGCCACCGATTGAAAACATCGGGTATCTCGCCAACGTTGTTCACTGACCCGGTCAGCGGTGTGTCATCACCATCCATAATGCGTGAGAGCATACCCTCCACCTCATCCTGGGATGCGAGCACTGGCACCATGTAGCAACGGCAGTTAGGATGCCAACCAGTCCACTTGAACCCCTTGGGATATTTGCCCTGAAGGTCATCACAGATGTCTGTGATAGGATGGTTGTTGCTCAGTTTGATCTCAACCCCAACGACAAAGTCAAACTGCTGATAACGCTCAAAGTCGGCAGAGCGGTATGCAATGTTGGTCTCTGTCCTTGCAAGCCTCTGAGCGTTGCGGTAGGATGAGCGATAGACACCACGTCCGGGGTGATAGTCCTTGGGGTCAGCGTTCACCCACTGGGTGACACCGTCCACCACTCGCCTACGTTTCCAAATGCGCCCATAGATGGGGTTTCCGTCCTTGTCCACACCTTTCTTGATGCGGAATCGTCTGTACCATCGGTCAGGCTCACGGAGGTACTGTTGGATCTGTGTGGCGAGTCGGTTGGCTGCAATGCCCTCACCAAGGGCAAGGTCAATGGTGTTCTGTAGTTCACTCTTGAGCTGCCCGACATATTCCCACACCTTGTTGGATAGGTTCATACCACCATAGGGGGACTTGCGTCTGAAGAATGCGTCCATAGCCTCCTTGTTCCTCAGGAAGAGCCGTTGGAAATGGTGGTCACTGATTGACCCATCCCCAAAGACAGACTTGACCAACTCATCGTTGTTTGCATTGGCAAAGAGCCACTCCTTGCGCACACCCTCACGGATGACTTGGTACACGGATGAGTAGAGGTGACGGAAAATCGGGGTCACTCGCTCATTGTACTTGTATGCCTCAAAGGTGAACGGCTTTCCATCCTCCAGCTCTGTGTCCTTGACAATGGCAATGATTTTGCCATAGGCATCGTCATAGAGTACCCTCACGTCATCGGCATAGCCGTTGATGCGTCTGATGAGCCGTTGCTCCAGTTCCTTTCCGCTGAGATATTTTGCCATAGTCTATTGCTTGCGTTTCTTCTTCAGTCGTGGGCATGAGTCCCAGTAGAGGAACACCGCCCACTTTCTGAACGGACACCGACCCATGAACGGCTTGTGTTCATGTACGGTGAGTTCGTGGTGGTCATAGCAGTTGACACAGTCAATGCAAGTGCCACCGTTCTGAGCTGCCTCGACCTTGGGTGACCGCCTGACCATCTTACTCTATCCTTATGGTGCAAGAGCCTCGACCAACTTTCTCGATCAAGGGTGTGAGCACGTCATAAGCCCATTTCCGTGAGTTCACCAACTGCCCCACCTTCTTGTTCTCACCGACAAGGATGCAACCCCTTGTGTCCTTGTTGGTGTTCCCGGCATGGATGAGGATGTAGTCAAATCCAGGAACGGACTCAATGTGTGGCAACATCCTCTTGAAATGCGGTGACCATTGGATGGTGACCTTGTATGTGCCAGTGGGGATTGCGGTCTCTCCTGGCACCTTGATAGCCTTGATGCGCTCAAGGGGCATGGACTGTGTCAGACCACGGTCTTTGTCCTCAAGGGTGTTGCAAACGTACTTACCATCCACATAGAGCCTCCCGATGGTGTATGTGGCTTTCCTCCAAAGCCTCTTGACAAGTATTTCCATAGCTTACTCTCCCTGACCAAATAGGTCATTAATGTTACTCTGTTGTTGTAGCTTGGCTTGACGCTCATCTGCCTCATCCTGCTCCTGCTTGATGCGCTCATACTCGACCTTGGCTGACTTGACAAGGTAGGACAGCTCAAGGACGGAATGCAATGAGAGTGCTCCGGCTGAGAACTGCTTGAGTGCGTCAGCCAGTTTCTCGGACACATCGTCACCAAATGGGTCTTGGAACTCATGACCGATTTTCATTGAGTCATAGACAGACTTGTGGCGATAGTCCAGTACGTTAGCAAGGATGGCAAGCATGAGGTGCGCATGGCGGTTCATATATCCGTCATGGCTTTCCTTGTGGCGGTCTGCCTTGATCATACCGATGAGCATGACCTTGAGGATAGCCTTTGCCGATAGGTTGCCAAGGGTCTTTAGCTTGTCCAGGTCAATGTCAGGTGTGAACGATAGCTTCAGCACCTTGGACTCAAGACGTAAGTACTCAGCCTCCTTGGATGCTGATGACTGATCCCATGTCAGATACCTCAGTTCACCACCATTCTTGAGGATGAACAACTTAGCCTCCTCCTCCTCTTTCGGCAGAGAGTTGAGGATGTCAGCCGTTGCAACGAGTGCCGGATTGCTGAAGCGGTCAACAGTGTCAGCGTCCACGGACTCCATGAGTTCCAGTCGGTCAATGATGCACTGAACCGATGCGGACTCAGGTCTCTGCTCAAAAAGCAGCACTGGGATCTTACCGATGGCATTCTCATACTTCTTGACCTCCCAACCAATCTGCGCCCTCTTGCAGTAGTAGATGGTTGACTTAGTGTAGACCTCGATGTGCTGAACGGTGTGCGCCCCTGCCTCCTTGACATAGTAAGACCAAGCAAAGGCTTTCATTCGCCCATACTGGTCTTTGATGGCATAGATGTCATCATTGGTGGACTTGGCAAGCACCTTCAGCCTCAGTTTGGGGTTGCCCTCATCGTCCTTGTAAACATGATAGAGGATGGCAGCACTGCCCTCTGCCCCTGCCTTGCGCTTGCACTCCTTGACCGCTGAGTCAAAGCGTATGTCGGTCATCAGCTCTGTGTACTTTCCGAAAGCGTCATCAGTCCCATCCGTGAGGTCAGTCCATTTCACTGGTCTGCCATAGAGGAACACAAGAGCCACCTCGTTGATGAACTCCTGATAGGGCATGGCGATCTTGTTGCGCTTAGACCATCGGAGAAAGTTTCCCTTCTTGTCGTACACTGGCTTGTCCTTTCTGAGGTTGATCTTGTGTTGGTCAACGTCATAGTCGGCAAGGTACTTGACTGCCTCTGTGGAATAGTCGGTCATCATGGACAATGCCCTTGACACATTGTTGGACTCCATGAGCGACTCAAAGTCTTGCTGATAGCCTATAGCAGCCTTGACTTGGTTTGCGAGTGTATTAAATATTCCCATATCTCTTAGTTGTTAGTTATCATCCATAGTTCACACCCAGTATCGACTCTATATTGTCGGGGATGTCCACCTCATCGTTTATGAGGTAGTCAATGGCATAGTTGGTGATGTCCACACCCTCGTCATGAGCCACTGCCGGGAACTGTGACACTTGCTGAAGGTAAGCCTCATTCCAGTCACCCTCCACAAGGAACACACGTCCGCACTCGATCTTGGCACTGTTGGCATTTGCCCTCACCTCCTTTGAGTCAGTCGGTGGTGGTGTCTCTGCCACGTTGAGGTCTGTTTGGTCTCTGAGCTGGTCAACGACTGATATGCCGTTGGCTTTTGGCTCAATCCTCAGAGTGCTTTCCTTGCCATATCCGTGAGCTGCCACATAGGATGGCAGAAAGCGGATGAGGTCGGGGAAGTTCTTATATACGGAGGTGAAATCGGTGATATACATATTATGACCGATACGGCAAGCGGATATGATGCCCGAAGGGTCATTGCCGTTGCCTTTCTCTCTGTATGCGGTGTCCAGGAAGAAGTGTACTGGGATGTCCTTTGACTTGATGCCAAGGAACTGAGCCAGTGGGATGATGTGGAACCACTCCTTGCGCCAAATGTTGCCACCCTCAATGTTTGGGTGTTGCTGATAGAGGGCTGCAAACGTCCTGGGTGAGCGGTGCTCCATCTGCCTGAGGGTCTTGAGAGCGTGTCTCTCCTCCCACAGAGGTTCGCCCACCTTTCGTGGGTCATCAGGATTTGAGTCATCCTCCTTGATAGCCGGAAGTTTGACAACCTCCCACTCGTCACCCTCCATCTTGAGGATGCGTCCGGCAAGGTCATCGTTGTGCCATCGGGTCATAATCAGCAACTGCCTCGACTCGTTGTGCAATCGGGTCAGCAACACGTCCGTGTACCATGCCCACACCCTCTCTCGGTATATCTCTGAGTATGCCTCGATCTTGTCCTTGACTGGGTCATCGATTATGGCAATGTCAGCAGGGTGTCCAGTGAGTGAGCCAGTGACACCCACGGCTTTGTAGAAGCCACCCGACAGAGTGTCAAAGTAGTCCACGTCCCTCTTGAGACCACCGCCACCCCTCTTGGGGATCTGTGCCTTTGGGAAGAGATCACCATAGAGCGGTGAGTCCATCGTTAACTGAATGTTACGGCTGAAGGACTCTGCCAACGTGCTTGAGTAGGATGCCTCGACTATCTTGAGTGAGGGGTTCTGCCCGAAGCACCATGTTGGGAACTTTCGGCTGACAATCTCGCTCTTGCCGTGCTGCGGTGGAACGAATATCATCAGCTTCTTGATCTTGCCCTCAAAGAGGTCTTGGCACTTTCTCGCAATGAGGGTGTGAAACCACTCTCGCTGATAGAGGGGGTTGATATAGTTGAGGTAGATGGGGAACTGGGTCTTTGCCTTGTTCCTGAACAATGCTCGCTTGAGTGCGAGTTTCCTCAGTAGCAATGTGTGTCTGTCCGCTGCCATCGTCATCCCTCCTCCAGTGTCTTGTCTATTGCCTTTATCTGTGCCTCTATGTCCTCATCGGTGAGTTCTGCGTCCGCTGATGTGTCAGTGGTAGCGATAGTACCGCTGATGGGTTGGGCAGCTCTGCCATAGAGATACTCAATCATCCACTGCAAGGTGTCGGAGCGACCAACCGCCATTTGCTTGTTGATGGCAGATAGCAACCCCAGTAACACCTGAGGCACTTTGCGCCCCTTGTCCAGTTTCTCCAGTTGGCGGTGGTTCTGAAGGTCTTGCTTCATCCGCTTGAGGTCATCTGAGAGTGTGGTGTTCAGTCGGAACATCTCTCTTGGATCCATCGTCATCACCAACTCCATGAGGTCTTGGATTTGCTCACGGCTGAAAGAGTCCAGGAAGGACTTGTCCACCTCTATCCCATAGCCCTTCTTGAGGACTGTGAGTAGCTTGGACTGCCTACGCTTCTTGGGCTGATGTGTGCTGCTGAAGCGTGTCTCCTTTCCGTCTTTTTTACCGTCAAATCCTTTGTATGACATTTAGCCGTAATTTAGCCGTATCTAACAACTATTGTTTATTGCTTTGTAGGTTTGTTTGTAAAAAGAAAATCAGACCAACGTGAAGCCAATCTGATTTTCCCCTTAACGTTAAAACTTATAGTCATTCGGCATTGTCTGCCGGGGATGCCTCACCATTCTGCTCAAGGAACTTGCCATAGTACCAAAGTACCAAGTCATCCATATCGTCATCAGAGTCTTGGTAAGCCTCCTCTGCCTTGTTGATGATACCCTTGAGTGTTGACTGTTCCTCACCGATGACGGTGAATGGGTCAATCTCGCCACTTTTGTAAGCCTCGATCACCTTGATCTCTTGCTCACTGAGTTCAAATTTCTTATCCATAGTCTTTCTTAATTGTAGGTAATCTAACTGTTGTTCACTCTATAGTTTGTACTTCTTCACGATGGCTTTGACCGCCCTTGTGTAGTGGTCTTGGTCACCTCGGCAAGCCTTGGCGGTTGTCTCAGCCCAAAACTCATCGATGTTGGACTTTGAGTATTCGCCATAGCCTTTCTTCTTTCTGTCCTTGACCCACGTCTTGTATAGCTTGTGGATTTCGGTGGATGCGTTCTGAGCTGCCGGACTCTTCAGTGCAGTATTCCACAGAGCATGACCCAGTTCGTGCATGACAACGTGCTGAACTGGCTTCTTGGTCTTGGTCTGCCATCCGTCCTTCATCTGCTTGGATAGGTTGTCATGTATCCACCCCCTCTTTTGGTCAAAGTACCTTGAGTTGAGGTAGACACCTGCCGACTTTCCGCTTGCCACGTTTGTCATCTGAACACCCATGACCCTCGGTGAGAGCGTTGCAATCTTGACCTCACGCTCACGGACACCCAGTGTCGAATGGAAACGTCTGATGCCCTCCTTCAGTTCACGGTACACGTTGGGGTCTTTGACGGACACAAGGTCACGCACGTTCTTGACTGACCCTTTGTAGCTTGAGTCACGTCCACCTGGATTTTTGACCTTTGGTGCTTTGGGCACTCCCTGACCGCCTCCGGCACCGCCACCACTGTTTCTTCCCATAGTCTTACTATTTTATTTTGTCGTATGTCTTTTTGAGTTTCGTTATCTCAGCCTTGAGAGCGGAGGGCAGTTTCTTGTTTGCCGACTGGAACTCTCTGTTCACCATCTTGCGCACAACGTTCATCTCGCCCCTCTGCTTATGGGTCTTGTGGTCTTGCGCATAGGATGGGACAGTGTTGCCCAGCTCTCGCACCCTCTTGTTGTACTCGTCCGTACTGGCATTGTACTGCTTGACAAGGCTCTTGAGCGTCTTTCCTATTTGCCGTTTCCACGATGACTGACCACGGCTTGAGTTCCTCACACCACCACTGTTGCGTCCCATAGGCTCATTTCTTTCTTGCGTTGATGAAATCACTTATGTAGAGTAGGTTGTGCTCTTGGCAGAAAGCCTTGACCTCAGAGCCACCGCCATACACCAAGAGGTTCGGCTGCTCAAGCCCTGATATGCGCTGCGCCATCTCAAGGTCTGACTGGAGGCTTGTGAGCCATCCGTCCGTTCCTCTCGTCATGAAGGCATTGTAGCCCTTGGGGATGCCCAGTGCGTTCACCTCACGGAATTTCTCAGCCACGTTGAGGTCAGCGTACACCTTGATGCCAAGTTCCTGGCAGTACCTTGCGAGCCACCGCTTTTTGTAGATCAGCGACAGACCGAAGGCAAGCGGTGTTTGGTCATGGCAAGAGAGGTTCGGCTCAACGATAGCCTTGCAACCGCTTGAGATGAGGTTGACCGGGTTCCTGAACAACTGGGTGAAGCGGTAATCGTCCACATAGAAATGGTACGTTGCCACACCCTTTCTGAGCCTCGAGTTTGCGCCCCACGGTGTGAAGGGCAACTCCAAATGCCCTGCTTGCATATCAAGCCTCAAGGTGGGTATCTCATACTCGTTGTCCGATGGATAGAGCACGTCACCCTCCATCTTGTCAAGGAATGAGCTGCTTTCGTCCGACCCTTTGTCATCGTCTTTTGCAGCCTCATCAGAGCCTCTGCCACCATCGTCCTTGCCCTCACCTTCGCCATCCTGAGAGCTGCCATCCTCATCGTCATCACCGATACCGGGGATGTCCAAGCCCATGAACTGAAAGTCCACACCCTTGTACATATCATCCTCCTTGAGAATGTCCACGTCCCAGTCACCATTGTTGATGTTGTCCCTCGCAATGAGATTGACACGCTCCTCCTCGCTGAGTTCAGAGTAAATGACGCATGGGATGGTCTTTAGCTTCAGTTTCCTTGCTGCCTTGAGCCGTTGGTTGCCACAGAGCGTGGTGTACTTGCCAGTAGCCTCATCCAGTTCCACGGCTTCGGGTCTGTGCCTCCAAAAGCCGTTTATCTTGATGGAGTCCACAAGCCGACCAAAGTCAGCCTTGGTGATCTTGCGTGGGTTGTTGGCAAGTGGTTGCAACTTGCTCACCGCCATATCTATGGTCTCAGAGCATCTCATGCCTCGCCCCCTTCTGCCTCTCAGCCTCCTCTTCTTGGAGTTCCCTCTTTTTCTCTGCCATAGCCTTTGATGCCTCCTCATCACATGGCAACTGCTTGTCATAGTCGGGTACAGAAAGCATCTTGCGCACCATCTCAGCCAGTGAGACCAGCTTGAGGTAGCGTTTCTCCTTGACATAGACAAAGGTGTTCTCCTCGTCCTTGGCAAGGGCATAGAACTTGCCTCTGTACTGGATGGGGATCTCAACGCACCCATAGATGACGAAATACGTTCCAAGCACCACGTTGATTGTTGCCGTGCGGTTGTACTGTCCGTCAATGTAAATGTGCACCTTGTCCCCCTTGTCCATGTACGACTCAGGGAAAAGGAACGATGAGACCTTGTCCCCTCTGAGCCAACAGAGGAGAGCCAGTGCCAAGAGCACTGAGAGTGCTGATATGACGATAATTGCTACCATATTCAAAGTACCTTGCAAATATAATAATTAATTCGGATATATGCGTTTGTGGAACACATTTTTTAATGAAAATTTTTAGGGTCACCGCCCGAACACCATCATGGCAGCGTCCCTTCCGTGCTCAGAGGTACGTTTCGTCCACCCGGTGAGAGCCTTGAAAGAGTCTGCCCGAACCTTGGTGGTGTCGTACTTCGGGTCTTGCATCCTGAACTCGACACCAAGGTCAGTGAGGAAATCCTCCCAAATCTTGCAGTCCCTCTTCACCGACCCTGCCCCTTGCAACTTCTCATAGGACTTGCTGCCATACCACTTTCTCAGCCTTGCGTCCTCAACCAACACCATGAAGGTGTGCTGCCCCTTGGCTTTGTCCTCCCTCTGTAGAGCCTCTATGCGCCACATGGCTTGGTGGATGGGCAGTGTCTCGACTGCCTCAAACGCTTTGTTATCTGCGTTCCACACCGCAAAACCAGTGTGGACACCAGTGTCAATGCCTATGTACCTCATGCCTTGCCTCCTCTCTCGCTCAGAGCCTCATTGTATGCCTTGAGCAACTTGCCAACGCTCTTGAACGTGTCCTTTAGGAAATCACACCTATAGTGCTTGTAAGACCGACCATGAGGCACACCGTCCTTGTATGGGGTATGTATGCACACCCATATCTTGGTTTCGTCATTGACCCCAGTCAGACAATGCTCATGCTCCATGCTCAGATGGGTGACAAAGCGGAACTTCAGTTTCTTGAACTCATCCTTCGTCATTGCCGTATCTGAAATTAGTCCAGTGGATGACCACACCCTGGGTGCAACCCTCCTCTTGCTTGTTGTCCGTGAACATGGCAAGGAAATCAGCCTCTGAGAGACCATCGTGAGCTGCCACCTCGCTGATGGGGATGAGATGACCGTCCACCGACATGGATGCCACCACCTTTCCACCGACCTTGCTCCACTTCAGCGCAAAGTTCTGTAATCCTATCCCAAAAGCGTTATCACCTTCAGTCAGCCGACCAATCTCAACTTGCTCAGAGTTATATGGCTTGCCAGTCCATTGACGCACTGATAGGTACTTGCGCCCCTCTTGCACATCCTTGATGTCCTTCGCCCACTTGCCCTTTGGGTCAAGCCTCAGGGTGTGGATCTTGCGACCTTGCAAGAAACTTTCCTTGAACCCAGTGGGCTTGCCCTCTTTGGGGTGACCCTTTTGGAACACGGTGGAGAGCATGACCACCACCTTCTTCAAATTGTCTTTTTCCATTGTAGCAATGCTTTGTAATGTGCTCATCGGAAAGCATTGCAGCCTTCCTGATGAGCACTTGAAAGATATGTATGAAAAGAAATTAGGCTTTCTTGATGTACTTGTCCTCCTTGTCCTTCTTGATGACATATAGGACTTTCTCTTGTCCGTGTGTGAGGATGACCATAACAATGTTGGTATTGAGCGTCATGCCAACTGGGATGTGGATGTGCTCGCCATCGGGCAAGTTGATGTCATAGGTCTTGGCAACGTGTCTGCCCTCGGAAATCAGCTTGTCATAGACCTCGCTGCCCTTGGTCAGATCGACCTTCTCCATGTCATCCTCATCCACCGTGACCTCATCAGGCTTGGTCTCAGTCTTGCCCTCGACCCCATCCGACTTCTTGGATGGACCCTTGTGCTCAAACACGTCCATGATGGTGGTCTCGTTGATGCCGACAACTACATAGTCTATCATCGTGCCACTCATGACCTCCTCAATGTGCTTGAGAGCCTTGCTGAGTGTTGCGCCCTGGACAAGGTAAGTGACCGTTGAGCGTTTCTCTTTCTCGGTCTTTTCGTCAATGGTGATGAACTGTAGCTTTGCCTTGTACCACTTGTCATCAGCACCATCGTTGCTGAAGAAAATCTCATGGTAGGAGGTGGGTGCCATTGCCGTGACCTTGTAGTCACCACTGATGTACACCGCCATCTCATCGGTGATGGTGGTCTCGCCCTCTGTGAAAGAGAGAGCGTCCACAACGTACTTCTCGGTCACTCGTTTCTGAGTGCCATCCTCAACTGTTTTCTCATAGCGGATTTTGACCTCAAACCAGTCACTTGTCCGTGATCTCATTGTCTTTTCCATAAGTTGATTGTATTTGTTGAATAACTGTTGATGCTTTATCTATGCTTGTATTCCTTGCAGTCGTGGCAGAAATGCACACCGTTGACACTGAGGTTGCAACAATACTGTCCCCACTTGTCCTCATAACAATGGGTGCACGTCCACCGTATCTTATTCTGATAGCCTTTATACTCCCATCTGCTCATATCCAATGATACTTTTGATGACGTACACAAGCAGTTCCCATGCTACATAGAGCGAGTAGAGGATGCTGATGACAACACCGACCGCCAACACAAGTGGCAGCATGAGGATTGCGAGTATTTGGGCAAGTTGTTCGTTCATAATGTACTATATTTGTCACCATCGGGATGGTTCTTGCCCATGATCAGCCACTTTCCACGCTTTCCCTCATCGGGATAATCGTCTCTGAAATGGCAGATTTTCTCCCCTTGACAACACACTGGGATGTTGATTGTCTTTGCGAGGTCTAATCTCAGTATGACACCACGGTCATCCTGATGATTGTAGGCAGCGACCACCACATCAAGTTTGAACATATCGTCAATGTGGTTGCCAGTGTACTCAATGACCTCTTGGAATGGGCTTTGCTTTGTCTCGTCCATAGCGTTACTCGTTTACGGCAAAACTGGGTCTCTTGGAGGTCTTGCCAGTGATGTAGTCGAACACCTTGTCAGTGTAGTCTCTGCTCATGTATGTCTCGCCCTTGGGTCTCTTGTCCAAGCCAAGCATGAAGAAATCCTGCTTGGTGACGCCAGTGCAACCCCAACGTGAGCGCACCTCGGACATTCCCTTGAGGTTTCCGTTGTCCTGGAACAAGCGGATGAGGTCTTGGATGTAGCCGTTGAACATTGCCAGTCGGTTCTCAGCATTCTCCTTTGCCTCATCGAAGCCAGCTCTCTTGCTACTTGAGTGCTCTGATGATTGTTCTCAGCTCTGCGTCACCACCCAGTGAGATGGTCACCTTCCGTGGATCTGAGTGCTTGACACCGTCCACGATGACACCCCAGTCCACAGACCCCTCATCCTCAAGGATGACCACTGTACGGCTGCCGTTACCTTCATGACGCAAGCGTCCGTGATCTCCAGTTGCTCTGCGTCCTCGATTTTCAGAATTTCATTTGCCATAATCTTGAATGTATTAATTGATGATAAAATGTTACTTGTCCTTTAATGTGTTCTCTACTTGCTCTATAGCCCTGAATATCTCATAGGCTACTTGTGGCATCCATGCGTTGCCATATCCCTTGACTGACTCTTGTCTCCACTTGTTGAAAGGAATGGTAAGACTGTCCACAAAACCGGGTAGCCCATCATCTCCGCCACAAACTGGGGGTTGAGTTGGGAAGAACCTCCACCAATCTTGTGGGCGATCTGCTCCGATAGGTTGCTCTTGTCTGCGTTGGGCTTGTGATGGTTCTTCAGAGCGTCCATCGTGAACCCTGCTCTCATTCCGTCTGAGGCACTCGGTGTCAAAAGCATCCCATAAAAGTTGAGATAGTCCATCAAGCCGTTGGGTCTCGCTGCTCCGTTGGCACGGCTCATCATGTCCCTCGCATCCTTCTCCTTGAGTGCCTCTATCCGGCTCTTGTGTTGGATGTCCTGGGCAAGCGGTGTTGGCAGCAGACCCCATTGGTCTTGCATCATCGGCATTGAGCGAAGAAGCCTCTGCCTTGGGTTGTCCAACACGCTCAGAGCCTCCTTGGTTCTGTAGCTGCCCTTCCAGTCCGTTGATGTCGGTGTGGGGATGATGTTTGAGTAGACCACTTGCGATGTCAGACTGTTGTACCTCGTTCCGTTCCGATAGCCCTTGCGCTCTGCCCTCTCCCTCATGCTCTTTGGATCCTCGCACCACTGTTGAGCCGTTGGTGTTATGAGTATCTTGTCGAAGGTGTGCGATGAACCACACTCTGTCCCTTTTGTGCGGTGCACCGACACCACAAGCTGGTATGATAACCGGGATGACGGAATATCCCTTCTCGTCAAAGCCTTTGCAGACTGTTTCGATGACGTACTCTTGCCTGACTTGGTGTAGGTGGATACCCTCTCCGAATAGAGTTCTTTCTGTTGCCACCTCAATGTCGCTGCCGGGCTGAACCATCGTGGTGATGCCACTAACGTTCTCACCAACAACCCAAGTGGGTCTGATTTCACCAATGGCTCTGAGCATCTCAGGGAAGAGGTAACGGTCATCCTCCGTTCCTTTTCTTCTTCCGGCGAAAGAGAAAGGTTGGCAAGGGAAACCTCCAGTGAGCACGTCCACTTGCCCCCCCCATTTTGTAAAGTTTGTTGATTTGATGTCATGATATGCTATGCTATTTGGAAACCAATAGGACAATACCTTTGATGGGAACTCGGCAATCTCGCAATGGAAGAGGTTTTTCCACCCCATCCAGTATGCTGCCAGTTCAGCACCGCCAATGCCTGAGAAAAGACTTGCGTGTGTCATAGACCTGCCTCCAGTACATCCGTTATCTTAATGTCTGTATAATAGGGATTGCGACACTTGAAACCCTCAAGGTTGCGCTTGCACTCATCGTCATCCTTGCCAATGATAGCATCGGTGAACGTTGAGCCATCCCTTGTGTCAGTGAACTCAAGAAGGTAGATCATGACATACCCTCAACCAATATGAATTTCACGAACTTGCCATCTGAGCGATAGTTGCCTGAGCATGAGCCAATCTCTGTGAGAGAGGCAGCGCACTCGGCTCTGTTGTGGAATGCGCACCCCTCGCAATCGTTGGGCTTACCCTTGATGACCTTGATGAGCTGACCGTTGTATGAGAAAATCTCGCCTATTCCTTTTTCCATATCTTTCTGTCTTTAGTTAGTGATGTTACTTGTTGCTTGCCTCAATGCCCTTGCGTATGTTACACACAATGCTCTTTGCGTTCTCAAGGGATAGTGAGCACTGGTTGGCATGGGTGTCACTCTCGACCCATCCGACAACGATGTCATCAATCATCAATGCCAGGTCACCGTTGGCACCGTCCACCTCCTTGATCCTCACTCTTGCAGCCTTTCCCATCAGCTCGTTTCTTCTCTGAGCCTCTGCCATGTGTCTGAATGGTGAGGTAAGAACCATAATCAATGTTTGCACTCTTTTCATGTCGTATCTGTTTATATGTTAGTATTTGCGGTTATGCTTGTAAGCCCTCAGTCGGTTGTATCTCATTTTCCACCGTACCTGAGCGCATAGGTCAATGCCGTACTTGTCAGCCCAGTCGAACACGTTGAATATGAAATCGGGGATGTGGTCAAGCCAATAATGGTTGAGACCGTTGCCCTCATGCTTGCCAATATTGACAATCATGTCAACGAAACGATAGGCAGTCTTGGTGGTGGTGTCATTGTCCTTGGTGAACCACACCCTCATGCCTCTGAAGTCCGACTCGCTCACCTTGAGACCATGCACTCCGGCAAAGTCACAGAGACGGATGACAATGTCTGCCATCTCATCAGCCAAGGTGTCCTTGACAAAGCGTCTGAAGAGTTTTTCAAAATACACGTTGGACTTTCCGTCAAGGATAGCTATGCTTCCAGGATTGCACACCTCATCGGTCAGCCCCTTGCGGTCTGCCTCGATCAACTCGCACACCTCTGTGATGACCATCATCATCCAGTGCTCATCAGAGAGCTGCTTTTCATGGAAGCCCGACTTAACGGCTATCTCATAGGTCTCAGTGATGGTGTTGTTGAGCCACTCGATGAACTGAGCCTTGTTATCGTCTAATTTGCCTTGGAAATTCATTTTCTGTATGATTTAGAATTGCTATTGTCCCCAAAGGAGATCTTATTGAACATATCCACCATGCGGTCTTGGATCCGTGCGCCATATCGCTCACCGAAGCCCTTGATGTCAAGGTTTGAGGTGGCAATGGTGAACCGTCTGTTCTCATAGCGGTAATAGAGTAGGTCTGTGACCGGGGAGAACTCGTTGCCGTACACCTTCAGTGTCGTTGGCTCAATGCCAAGGTCATCAATGTAGAGCATCTCGTTGCCCTTGATGCGGTTGAGGTACTGGTTGTTGTCCAGTGCATTCTTTGCCAGCTCTATGGCACTGACCCTATAGATGCCACGTCTGTCCGATGAGAACACCGAACCCTCTATTTGGTCAACAAGAGAGCAAATTGCCTTGGCAAGCGTTGTCTTTCCAGTACCAAGACCACCATAGAGCAAGAGACCGAACTTGCTGCCCTGGCACAACCACTTTGCAGCTTTCTCCACTCTCTGCCTTGTGTCCACGTCATCCACGAACTGGCACCCACGTCTTGCCACCTCTGCCCGAAAGCAGAGCATCAGCATAGCATTGACCGTCTCAAGGTCATATTTGGTGATCCTATAAATCATCTTTGAACTCGCCCGAACCTGGTTCTGAAGAACCCTTCTGAGTTGTTCCACTATTTTTACGTCCATATCTCTGTTGCTTTTCGTTGTATCTGTCAACCACCCAGTTCAGGATGGCTTTGTAATCACTCTTGTACCTCTTGCCCGATGACCCCTTGTAGTCGCTCAGTATCTTGATCATCTCCTTTGCCACTGACTCGGTGAACTGACCACAGAGTTTCTGATATTCGTCCAACGTGAGGGTAACGTCATCGGCATAGGTGTATTTCATCCTCTGAGCTGCCTTGGTCCGTGGCTTCTCATGTGGCACTTGTGGCTGACCTTGGTCTACTGGGAACAAGGTAGGCTCTTGTGCCACCCTCGGAGGCTCTTTCGGCTTGGATGGTGTAGGCTCTGTGGGCTTGGCAGCTCGCTTGGGCTTGTGTGAGTGCGTTGACTCACCGCCCTTGCGCCCTGCCACTGCCCTCATTGCTGAAATCTCAGCCTCCCGAACCATCCTCGGACTTGTCACCCATCCTTCATGGATGGTGAGCAAGCCTTGACTGATGAGCGTGTCAAGGCATTCCTTGCCGTACAACCTCATGACGGTGCTTTCATTGAGGCATCCCTTACGCTCGGACAACCACATCATGCACATAATGTCCATGAGGATTGCCCTTTGCGTGTCGGTGAGCTGCCTAATGTTGGCATCATCAAGCCATTGCTTCGGGTCTATTGTCAGCCTTTCCTTTTTCCTCATCATCGGATTGGTGTTAGCTTGTTAGAATATTCTCTCCCCAGTGGTGAAGCCGAACCTCATATATACTGCCCACAACTCAATGAACTGTGTACCGAAATACCGTGCCTTCTCCTCATTTTCTTGGCACAAGCGGAGCGCATTACCCGTCCACGCATTCGTAGCCCGAGAAGTCGTGCTCAGATAACCGAACCCGGCAATCGTCCCATAATTCGCACTCGCAGAGAGCAAGGCACCCCTTGCTTTGTCCTCATCATCCATCTCTTTGATCTCTCGCTCTGTGTAGAGAGCGAACCAAGGATAATAGTACCATTTATTCCCAGTTGGGTCAGCGTATGGCTTGAACGTGTGTCCCCACATAGCCTTGCTGATGGTCTCAAGTTTCATGAGCGCAATGATGTGCTCATCGACTGACTCCAGTTCCGTCTCATCAATGGGGTTCTCACCCAGTGCCTCACAAGCATCCTCGTAGGTCTTGATGGACTTGTAGTTGTCCAGTGACGGAACCAGTACGTTGCAGTTTTCCTCGCCAAACAGTTTGACCAGTGCTGCCTTCAGACTCTCGTCAGCGTCCTTGTAAGCCTCTCTGAGGGCTTTCTTGCTGACCTCAAGTGTCTCATTGTTTTCTTTCATTGTCGTAATCTTTTAATGTTGATAGTTTTCTAACCAGTATCTTGATCAGACGAATAGCGTTCTGAACCTTTGTGCTCTGACCATCGGGTATCTGACCGATGAGAACCGGGATGAGCCTTTGCAACTCACTCACCGTGTTGTTTGGTATTATTTTCATGCTTCCACCATTCTTTGTCGGGGTCGGGTATGTCAACACCAAGGTACTCCTTGGCATATCCTCTGAGCTGCTCGCAATAGGATGAGAAAGTCACCGTGTCCATCCTTGCCGTTGATGATGGGAACTGTATGACCTCGCCAGTGTCCTTGTTGACCACCTTCTGAGCGGTGAACTGAGCCTTGAAGAACTCATGGATCTGCTCGATGTCAGTGAACTCCCATCCGGCATCGTTCATGGCATCCAGTAGCAGGGGATAGATGCAACCCCATAGCCAACCGTTTTGATCATCTGACCTCGGTCTCCTTATCCTCTTGACCTCCACCATGAACTTTCCGTCTTTCTTTGGCTGAAGAAACTCATAGATGGGTCTGAGGTCGAAAAGACCGTTGACCTTGTCAATAACTACCTTTGCCATAGAACGTGTCCCTTTGTTTCTCCAGGTTCATCCTAACCTCATGGATTGCGCCCTCTCTGCCAATGAGCGACTGGATGTAGGTGTCCAGCTCATCACGGCTCGTTGCGATATAGTAGCCTTTCGATGTAGATACAAGACCGATGACAAGACCGTGGCAGCGGATGTGGTTGATGATCTTTCTTATCCGTGGCTCACTGACTTGGTAGCCGTACCTCCTCAGTCCGTCACACATCTGCTTGTTGGTAACTGACCGCTCAATGCCCCTCTTGGCTTGCAGTCCTTGGATGATGATTGGCATCAGCCTTGTCATCTCATAGTCCGTGAGGGGCTTGGTCTCGTTGTCAAATCCTTGTATCATGGCTTGTCTGTTAATCGTTCCTTATAAGCGGTATCTCCATGCCAGGCTTGGCAGCGTAGGTCACCTTGCCAGTCATTGCCTCTATCTCACCAACAAAGGCATCACGGTCTGAGTTGTTGGCAGAGAGGTGGATGAGAACCACCTCCGACACCTTTGACATATCCGTGTAAGAGATTATTTTCTTTGTCCCTGAGAGTGATAGGTGGGACACCTTCAGTCTCTTGATCTGAGAGGCAGAGGTGCGTCCCTCCTCAACGGCTTTGTATAGGTATTTCTCACTCCAGTTGCACTCAATCATTAGGTGGTTGACACCGGGTATTATCCAGTTCAGAGGCTCATCGTCATCGGACTCATGCGTGTCGGTGAGGAACTCAAGCCTTCCCATGTCGGGGTGATCGATGACATAGCCAACGTTTGGCACATCGTGGAATGCCTCAAAGGGAAGCACCCTGAACCGCCCGAATATGTACCCTTGTCCCATCTCTATGGGTATGGCTCTGTGTGAGTCCACCTCACGGAAAGAGAGCGTGTCGGGCAGTGCCAGTGTCCTCACCACGTTGGCAACGGATGCAATGTACTTGCTATGGTCACCATGCCTGTGGGTCACCACACACCCGACAACTTTCTTGAGGTTGAAATCCAGTGCTCGCTGAATGGTCATCTTGTTAGGGGATGAGGTGCGGAATGGTATTCCGCACTCAATGATGAGAGCCTCATCCCCATCGTCCAGGATGTAGCAGTTTCCGGCAGAGCTGGATCCAAGCACCTTGAGCGTCATACCCATGCCTTAGTAGTTAGGAAGTGGGATGTTGTCAGATGCGGTAGGTGTGGGGGCAGTGCCACCATCCTTGCCGTTTGCAGTCTCCACCTCCTCTGCCTCCTTGAATGTGGCAGCGTCCACGGTGAGCGTCTTGACCGATGGCTTTGCCTCTGCCTCGGTCTTGGCATTGCCATATTCGCTCTCCATGTCCATGCTGATAGCCCTTGCCATTTCGGTGGTGAGGTAGCCATAGCGTGAGAGGAGTATTCTCAGGACGGTTTTCTGAGCCATAGCGTTGAAATTGCCCTTCCATCCTACTGTGGTGCCGTTGGACACTGATGGCAACTGGGCAAGAGCCTTGAGATCCTCAATGCCTATCTGCTTGTTCAGACCCTTGGAGTAGCGGTATGCGTGATTAGCCATATCATCAAGGCTCATGTAGATGGTCTTTTGGAAACCGCTCACCAGTTCGATGTAGGCAAAGTAGCCGACAACCTTGTCAGATACCTTGTTGGCAGAGTTGA